ACGTAAACGTATTATTATGGATCGTGTTAATGACGAGCCTTATCTAGAAAGATATTATGTTTTCTTAAAAGACAGAACACGGTTTCCCTTTAATGTATTTTTACATAAATTCCTAAAAGGCGATCCAGATGATGTACATGATCATCCTTGGCCTTATGCAACATTAATTTTGAAAGGTGGATATTATGAATGGATTCCGGAATTTAACGCAGACGGTAGTAAATCAGGTGAAGTACGTAAATGGAGAGGACCCGGCCATTTTCGTATATGTAGCCCTAATTCTTATCATCGTGTTGAGCTTAAGCCTGGCATAACTGCATGGACATTATTCATGCCCGGTCCGCATAAACGTGATTGGGGATTTCTAGTAAACGACGAATGGATTCAACACGAGCAGTATCTTAAGGAGCGTCATGGAAAAGCGTAAAGTAAGTTGGACAGAGTTTCAAGGTCTAGTAGCAAATATTTGTAGAGATATTTCTTTAAGTAATTGGCGTCCGGATTATATAGTAGGTATTACCCGAGGAGGTCTATTGCCCGCTGTTATGATCAGTCAGTATTTTAATGTTCCCTGCGAAACACTAAAAGTAAGTCTTAGAGATAACGGCGGAGAACATGCCACCGAAAGCAATCTATGGATGGCAGAGGATGCATTTGGATATGACCCAGATATTCCCACTCCTAATATCTTAATTGTCGACGACATTAACGATAGCGGTGCAACTATCAATTGGATTTTAAACGACTGGCAAAGTAGTTGCTTACCCGACGCCGAAAGATGGCTTGATGAAATATGGAATCAAAATGTAAGGTTTGCCACTATATTTGATAATCTTGCTAGTGAGTCTAAAGTTAAAATGGATTTTGTAGGTGAAGAAATTAACAAAGCAGAAAATCCTGTATGGATCGAATTTCCCTTTGAAGAATGGTGGACTAAGTGAAAAAAGAATATGTATTAGAAGAAGCCGAAGCTGCTGGTATTGCACCGTGGACAGATCTAGTTCGAGAAGACTTCCATGTTAAAGTCTTTAAAGATAAGTACCCTGTTACAGACGGACATCTACTATTTGTTCCACAGTATGCAGCAGACGGAGTTATTACCGACTGCTTTAATGATGCGCTTAGTGTTGGAAAAGATATGATTGAGAAAGGCGAGTGTGACGGATTCAATATTGGTCTTAATTGGGGCGAAGCAGCAGGTCAAACTGTAATGTATCCTCATATACATTTGATCCCACGAAGAAAAGGCGATATGGAAGACCCCAGAGGTGGTGTTAGGCATGTCATTCCAGAAAAAGGCAATTATAAAAAATGAGTAGGATATTGTGTCTAACTTAAGAACAATTACCGTTCCGTGGGACAACCAGCCAAACATTTGGTGGAATGAAACTTGCGCTACAATTTTAGAACACTTTGGATTACCCGGTCATAGATATACAACCGAGCTTAATGAGAATTTCATGTGCTTTCATTTTGAGAATGAACAAGATGCTTTTATGTGTAAAATATTAGTGAGTGATAGATTGTGATCAAATATGTTGTAGGATTTATAGTTGCCTGTGCTATTTGGATTATTGTACTTTCACAAGTAGAGATGCCAGAATATCGGATATATGATTGTGGAATGGCAGAATGGCATCCTGATATTCCTAACTCAGTCAAAGAAGAATGTCGTAAACGTAGACAAATAGATCAAAAGAGAAACAATGAAATCTCGGTTTAAAAAAACCTACATGGATGTGGCCGCAAGATTTGCAGAGCTTAGTCATGCTCGCAGATTACATGTGGGTGCGATTGTGGTCAAGGATGATAGAATCATTAGTATCGGTTATAATGGTATGCCGGCAGGTTGGGACAACAACTGCGAAGATAAAGAATATATGAGCGGAGATGCAGGTGGATGGTTGAATCCTGACGAAATTGAAGAACGCTGGCCATTTGAAGAGGAAGACTTTGATCCTGACATAGGATATGCTAGACGGTATGCTTTAAAAACCAAACCAGAGGTACTCCATGCTGAATCAAACGCTATTGCAAAATTAGCGAAGTCCAATGACAGTGGAGACGGCGCTGATATTTTTATCACTCATGCCCCCTGTATTGAATGCGCTAAACTTATATATCAGTCTGGCATTAGTCGTGTTTACTATGGTGAAAACTATAGAGATGATGCAGGGGTTGAATTCCTCAAAAAATCAGGAGTTGAAATTGAAAAGCTGGACACTTAACGTAGAAGAAGATCCCAAAACTGGAGATTACATATTATGCTTTCCTCCAGAACTGCTAGAACAAGCAGGATGGAAAGAAGGTGATAACATCACATGGATTGACCAAAAAGACGGTAGTTGGCTTTTGAAAAAGGTTGACACCAATAGTGAAAAGAGTGTATAATATATTATGAGCAAAATTAAAATCGCAGAGCTGTTTTACAGCATTCAAGGTGAAGGACGCTATATGGGTGTGCCTTCTGTTTTCTTACGTACATTTGGTTGTAATTTTAAATGTCAAGGCTTTGGTATGCCACGTGGCGAAATGAGTCAAGAAGCAAATGACATCGATCCAGCAAAATACAACGACTACAAAATGTTGCCGTTGGTTAGTACAGGATGTGATAGCTATGCTAGTTGGGATCCACGCTTTAAAGATCTAAGCCCAATGCTTACAAGTGAAGCTATTGTAGATCGTATTATGGAAATTATTCCACATAATACTTGGCAAGATGAGCATCTAGTTATTACAGGCGGTGAACCCTTGTTGGGGTGGCAACGTGCTTATCCTGACTTGTTGCGTCATCCTAAAATGGCTGGCTTAAAAGAAATTACATTTGAAACAAACGGTACTCAAAAACTAACAGAAGAGTTTAAAGAATATTTGTTAGAGTGGCAAATGCCTAACTTAGATTTTTATAGAGAAATTACATTTTCAGTAAGTGCTAAACTGCCGTGCAGTGGTGAGAAGTGGGAGGAAGCAATTCTTCCAGAAGTAGTTTGCGAATACGAACAAATTGGCACAGCATACTTGAAATTTGTTATTGCCACAGAACAAGACTTTGCAGATGCAGAGTGTGCTATTGCCGCTTATCGTAAAGCAGGATTTAAAGGACATGTCTACTTAATGCCAGTAGGCGGTGTTGAAAGTGTCTACGCATTAAACAATCGCACAGTGGCAGACTTAGCTATGAAGAATGGATTGCGATACAGTGACAGATTGCAGGTACCATTGTTTAAAAATGAGTGGGGAACATAATGAAACGATTTATAGAAAAATTATTTGGTATTGATAAACTCAAAGCAGAAACTGAAGCCGCAGTAAAGTTAGCTGAAGAATCAACAAAGATTGCTAAAGATGCTGTAGAGGCTGCAGAACGTGCTAAAACTTCTGAAGAACTTGCTAAATTAAACCCAAAAGATCGTGCAACTAAATTGAAAGAACCCTGGGTAGGTGTTCTTAACACTCATATCAATAAAGACAATGTACGCAATGGGTTTTTTGAGCTTGACTGGAATGAGCAATTTGTGTTAAAATTAAAGCAAGAAGGATACGGTTTCGACGGTGATAAAGACGAAGAAATTGTAGACCGTTGGTTTCGTGAACTCTGCGCTAATGTGGTAGTTGACGGAGATTTTGGAGGCGCTGTTAATACCGGCGTTATTGATATTAATTCTGTTAGAAAAAATAATCTATGACATATATTCTAGTTGATACTGCTAATACATTTTTCCGTGCTAGGCACGTTATCAACGGTGATGCTGATATTAAGTTAGGCATGGCTTTTCACATTACTCTTAATTCAATTAAGAAAGCATGGCAAGACTTTGGCGGTACACACGTGGTATTCTTTTTAGAAGGTCGCTCGTGGCGCAAAGATTACTATGCTCCGTATAAGCGACAACGTAGTGATGCTCGTGCCGCACATACAGAACGTGAAGCAGAAGAAGAACGTGTGTTTTGGGAAGCATTTGATACATTTAAAGATTTTGTGACTGAAAAGACTAACTGCTCAGTATTGCAACATCCTAGGCTTGAAGCAGATGATTTGATTGCAGGGTGGATTCAGAGTCATCCTAGCGATAATCATGTAATTATTTCAACCGACACAGATTTTGTACAACTTATTGCTCCAAACGTAAAACAATATAATGGCGTCACAGAAATCACGATCACGCACGAAGGCTACTTTGATAAAAAGAATAAGCCCGTCATTGATAAAAAGACTCAAGAAGTCAAAGCGGCTCCAGACCCGCAATGGCTACTCTTTGAGAAGTGTATGCGAGGCGATACCTCAGACAACGTCTTTTCTGCATATCCGGGAGTACGTGAAAAAGGCACAAAGAATAAGATTGGTCTCCGTGAAGCCTTTGGCGATCGAGACACAAAAGGGTTCAATTGGAACAATATGATGCTTCAGCGTTGGACCGACCATGAAGGTAAAGAACACAGAGTTAAAGAAGATTACGAGCGCAATCGGCAACTGATTGACCTAACTGCTCAACCAGATGATATTCGACAGATTATGACAGACACAATTACTGCCGCAACACAGGCAAATAAAAATGTCAGTCAGGTTGGAATTAGATTAATGAAATTTTGTAATCTTTATGATCTTAAGAAGATTGCAGATCAGGCACAGGCTTATGCTGAGCCACTTAATGCGAGGTACACACTATGACCGATTTACATGCTAAACCAATCATTGAAAATAAATTTTGGATCGTTGAGAAAGACGGTACAAAGTTTGCCACACTGAGAAAGAACGAAGACAATCGATTTGTTCTTAGCAACGAACTAGGAATTAAAATTTATGACAATAAAGAAAGTCTAACTCGACAGTTTGGTAAGAATTTCTTTGTTGCTAAAATTGTTAAAGAAGCTGATGGTGCCGAACCCAATGAAGTTCACGGCTATGCAACTAGCACAACTCCGCATAATGCAATGTTCGACATTAAAAGAAAATTGCCGTTATTTACAAAGAGCGGTGATAGTAAGAGTTTGTATTGTGCAGGGTTTTATGTAATTAAATTTGACAAAGGTTGGGTTAAAAGTTTTTGTCCCAAATTGATCACTTTGCAAAGATACTCATATCAAGGTCCTTTTAAAACTGAGTTTGAGATGCGGCAGGTATTGTCAAATGTCTCAAAATAATTTACCTACTAATTTACCTAGTGTAGAAAAACTGCTTACTAGAGTTGCAACAGCAGAACGCAGTCAACAGAAAGATATTAGACTATCTATACAAGAGGCACGTGATTTAACTGCTGAATTGGCTATTTTAACCAGTAAACTAGGGCGCACAGTTCAAGAGATACATCAAATGCTGGCAGAAATACGTGAATCTACTACTAGGATTGACGTTAAGTTCGACGGGGGCGGCTTCGGTTCTTGATAAATATATACGTGGTTAATTAGGAAACACGTATTAATGAGCAGACC